CATTTAAAAAGTTCTATAACCACCTTAGCCATAAGAACTTTCTTTATCCAATCAAAAATATTAGAAAGAAATCCCTTAACAGGTGCAAGAACTTTCTTTCCTGTCTTCATCAATGCATTACCTGTATCCTTACCATCCTCTACAACTTTCTCTTTTAAATTTCTTTTTTTCCTTTCCTGTACTAACGCAGCATCCTCTGCATGTTCTTTCTCAACTTCCTGTTGTTTTAATAGTGTCTCTGAAATAGAAGTAACAGAATTAGTAATACTCTGTATACTTTCATCCAATGGACTGATCTTAGCAGGTTCTAAACTCTTAAGTTTTTCTCCTAAATCGCTTTTATGAGACTTAATTATATTTTTTAACAGCGTAATCTTCTTAGAATTGGCATCAACTTTCTTCTCCAGACCAGACTGGTCAGTTCCCATAAATTTATTAGCGTTAACCTTAGGCATTCTTTTGTTGCTGTTGTTTTAATTTCTCTTCCTCAAGATGTGCTTGAAGAAGTGCCACATAGATGTCTCGTTCCCAAGGCATCCAATTTTCAATCTCTGTTAAGCTATATTTATGGTACTGCATTAGAGAAAAATTTAGCTTATAATAATTCTCCAGATCCATATGGATCATGCCTATGCGAAAAAAGCCGCAAGACCCTCCAACGTCACGTCACTTTCAACTTTAGTTTCTGGATTGTTTACTTTAATAGTATGAGATAACTTAGGCATTGTCTCAAAGAACTTCTCAATCTCTTTAAACTGAGCAGAGTTCATTGACTCAAGAAAATCTTTCATCTCTTTCTTGGAACAATCTTCAGATGCCCAAACCTCATCTGCAGTATAAAGTTTATCAATACAAGATGCAATTAAATCAAAGGACTGGTCCATCTGATTAGCACTCTCACTCATATCAAAATTAGATTTAATAAATTGATCTAATGATGGATACTTCATCTCCATTACAATACTATCATCAAGTTTAATCTTATTAGTATGTCCATCAGTCTTCTGACATTGGATATCGTCCAAATCAATAGTGACCTTTACCTGAGTCTCCTCATCATCAGGACAAATAATATTAACCTCAAGTTCTTCTCCTACAGACTTGCCCCTAATGTTAAGGAACAAATATTCAATATCAAACGTAGGTAAATTCTCTACTTTGATACCCCTTGTCAGAATACATGCTTTTATTACCGCTTTAATAGCTGTTGTAATTTGTTTTGTATCCTCACTCTCTAGTGCAATTACAAGAAGTTTCTCTTCTTTAACTAGAAAAGGTCTATATTGAACGGTCTTTCCTGTAGATGGCAACTCAAGTTCATAAGTTGGCGTAGCAATCTTTGGTAAAGGCATAATAATCTTATAAAAAATTCAGTGTATTTTATTTAGCGACTCACTAAAACAATCCAGTCGCTTTAGCAACAAGGTCAGGAATACCACCAGGACTAAATGCTTTTGCATTAAATACTGACTGTCGTAAAGGATTAAAGAACTCGCTTCGAGATTGAGACTGACTTGGTTCCATATAATATCTACTATATGCAAACGAAACATTACACTTCAATAAATCAGAAGCATCATAACTAACTGGCATAGAAGAAATTGCTAATGGAAAAACATTTACAAACCCATAAGTAAGTTGTTTTGTTCTACCCACTCCACCAAACTCCACATTTCTTTCAAACTTAGTAATCTCTAAAGTTCCCTTATAACTATTTGGAAACTTCATTCTATAAGAAAAGTTTTCTCTCTTAGCACCACCTGCATCCTCATTCGTAATATATTTCATCCATGCTTCAAAAAATCTAATAGGTAAGTACTGATCTGCATCACAGTAAAAATTCAAATCAATACGATCATCAAACTGTCTTCTATTTACATGTCTCTCAGTGACACCAGTAAAATCATTTAACAATTCAGTAGTTGCTAACTGAGAACCAGGTAATGCAGTCTCGCAACACAATAAATTTAACCTATCCTGATCAAGATAAGCACCACTCTGACTCAAAAACTTACTAAAGGTACCATCCTGTCTAGTAGGTTGTCCAATAACTACCTGGAAATGCGAAGTAAGAGCAGGATGTAATAAATCCTTCTTAATTTCTGCTATTGATCTTGATCTTGGTCTAACGGCTGGCATTTGATAAATATTATTTGACCTTATATATTATGTATGCAAGTTAATGGCAGAAAGTATTAAGAGTCGGTATAAACCATCTAATCCACAGAAATATAAAGGTAATCCTAACAATATTATCTGTCGTAGTAGTTGGGAAAGAAAATTCTGTCAGTGGTGTGATAGAAATAAAAGTATAGTCTCATGGGCATCTGAAGAGATTAGTATCCCATATGTTTCGCCTAAAGATAATCGTGTCCACCGTTACTACCCAGACTTTCTCATTAAAGTAAAGGAAGTTGATAACAAAGTCCAAACCTATGTTGTTGAAGTGAAACCAAAGAAGCAAACTCTTCCACCAAAGAAAAAGAAAAAAATAACCAAGTCATACATCTATGAATGCACAACCTATGCAGTGAACCAAGCAAAATGGAAAGCAGCAGATGAATATTGTAAAGATAATCGTATTAACTTTAAGATAGTTACTGAAGACGAATTGGGGATTAGATAATGCCAATCTTAGAAGACTTTGGATTAAGTGCAATGGATGCATTTCAACAATATGTTGAGTCTCCAGACACAGATTACCTAGAAGAGCACCCAACTGCACGGGTAGAAAAACTTAAGGTATTAATTGAAGAAGCAAATACAAATGACCCTGAAGAGTTGATGCTTATTATTATGGAAACTTTTAATCAAACTGTGACTCCTATACCTGAACCAGGAAAGTTTTATACCTTTGTTTATAATGCTAAGACTCCCAATAAACAATACGATCAACACCCATTGATTGCTTGTACATCATTAGAACAATGGGGATTCAAAGCTATCAACTTTCATTGGAGACAATCCCGTAACTATACTTGGAATGAACTAGCAGGACAACTTTATATTGTTAACTGGATCGAACTTGATGAGTTACTTGCCATTCCTTATGCGAAATACATACTAAATAGATAAAAAAGTTGTTTAATGGCATCGAAAGAAACGACAAGTAGAATAAGTCCTGTCGTAATTGGCAGCGGAAGAAACAAATCTACCACATATATTGGTACTAAAGTTACGGGTCCAACAGTAGGTGCCGATGGAAAGCCATCATATAGTTCAGAAATAGTACAATATTCATCTGCTTCTGGAAGCACTCCTGTTGTTATTGGAAGTAGAAATGCTGAGACAGGAGATATAGCTTGGAATAGTAATGCCTCAGGAAGAACGAAATTAAATGAATCTAAATTTATAAAAGCATCTAATCATCAGATACAATCTCTAGAAAATAAAATCACATCAAATTCTGCAGAAAGAACAGCACTCAACAAAGCCGCAGGACAAAGAAACCAAGACCTTACAGATGGTGGTGGTGAAAATAAAAAAACAAAATCAGTACAAGGAGGGCAAGGAGGAAGAAAGTCTAGGTATAGTAGTGGAGTTTTACAAAGATTAACTAGTGGAGCAGGTGGAGCAAAAAACTTTGGAGGCGGTAGCGGTGGCGGTGGTGGCGGTATAGCAAGAGAATCATTTCCAAGAGGTCTTGTCTATCCCACAACATTAAGACAATCCTCACAAGATAGAATAAAAATATCAGTATTAAAATATGAACCCAAGAAACTAGGTGGTAGAAGTGGTCTTGGTTTCTCAGCTAGATCTTCCATGTCAGGAAGAATTGTAGGTGATGTCACACTACCAATACCAGGTGGAATTTCTGATAAGAATGCAACAGAATGGGGACAAGGAAAAATGTCTGCATTGGACATCATGAAGGCAGATGCTGTTAAGTCATTCCTAGGTGGTAGTGCAGATGAAGCAGCAAAAAGTATTAAAAAATCAGTTGATGCTGCAAGCAAAGCTGGTGGTGATGTCACCCAAGCAATGGCAAATATATTTACTGAGAATTTAACAGGAACTACAGACCTTCTTTCAAGAACAGAAGGAGCAGTGATGAATCCTAACATGGAACTACTCTTTAGGGGTCCCACACTAAGACCATTCTCTTTCACTTGGAGATTAAGTCCTAGAGATGAATCAGAAAGTATAACAATCAAGAAAATGATTAGAATGTTTAAGCAATCTATGGCACCTAAAAAAACACAAGCACAATTGTTTCTAAAAGCACCCAACACATACAAGATAGAATATCTTGCGGGAAGTAGTTCCCACCCATTTCTACCAAAAATAAAAGAGTGTGCCTTAAATGATTTGAGTGTCAACTATACTCCTGACGGTAACTATATGACATATGACAATAGTTCTATGCTTGCATATGAAGTAGGATTCTCCTTCCAAGAAATAGAACCTATCTACAATAATGATATGGACAGTTCAGATTTAGACATAGGATTCTAAAATGCCAAAACCATACTTCAGTCAAATACCAGACTTTGAGTACACTAACCGTACTAAGGATGGACAGTATGTCACAGACTTTACTAAAGTAAAAAATCTTTTTAAAAGAGCAAAACTCAGAGAAGATATCTTTCAAAACACAATGTTCTTTGAGAAGTATCAAATAGAAGGTGATGACCGTCCAGATAATGTCGCAAAAAAAATCTATGATAATGAATCTTTAGATTGGGTAATACTTCTATCCAACAATATCATTAACGTTCAAAATGAATGGCCAATATCTCAAGCAGGATGGGATGCATACCTCCTAGAAAAATACGATAATAACTATGATACCTTATATAATGGAGTACACCACTACGAATCCAATGAAGTTAAAAATACTAGAGAGGTTGTAATTTTTCCTAAAGGTTTAACAGTTGGTGCAGGACAAAGTGTAAGTTACTATGATGAAACTCTTAACCAACAAATAACTGTTAACCCAGTATCAAAAGCAGTCACTAACTATGAGTATGAAGATAGATTGAATGCAGAAAAGAGAGGAATTTTTATCCTCAAAGGAACGTATCTAAATATTGTCTTCGATGATATAGAAAGAATGATGGGCTATAAAAAAGGTTCTACTCAATTCATAAGTAGAACCCTAAAACGTGCTGATAATATTAGACTATACGATTAACTCTCCGCTAACTTCTGAAAGTAACTAAGAGCATCATCCTCATCTGCACTTGCTGAACTTACAGCTGCAGTGACAGTTTCTTCTGCCTTGCGGGTCTTGAAGTCTGGTGTAAATGAACTACGACCTTCACTCTCATCCTCTAATGATTCGTCAGTAAACTGACGTGCTTTAGTAGGAAGTTTACCCTGACCAAGAACATACTTAAGACGCTTCTCAAGAACATCATATGTCTTGAATTGGTCTGCAGCAGTTACGGCAGCGAGAGAATACTCTTTCTTCCATAATGCTTCTAGTGCATCATCATCTTCAAGAAGTGGTGAGACTACATCGAACTCTGACTTATCATAGTTCCAGTAACCATCCTTCTTGACAATCTTCAACTTGAAGTTTGCACCCTGCCAGAAATCAAACGGATTGATTGGACTCTCATCCTCAAACTCAGGTTGCATTGCTTCCATAACCTTGTCAAAGATCTTCTTACCGTACTTAAACAGGAAGACCTTACCCTCATTTTGAGGATTAACTTGGTCTCTTACAACATATATGTTGCTGTAATATGACAACTTCCGCTTTTGCTTGCGGACAGTATCCTTATCTGACTCATTACCACTGTTCCAGAGTTCTCTGTTGTAATCAGAGACGGGATCCTTACCACCAGTTGTGGTTAAAGAATTCTCGATGTACCACCCACCAGGGCCTTGAAAGGCATGGGAGTACAACTTTGCCCATGGAATATCCTCACCATCTGGTGATGGTAAGAAACGAATGACAGCATAACCGTTTCCGGTTTTGTCTAACTCTGGTTTCCAGAGACGCTCATCAGCACCTCCACCAGTAGTATTCATCTTCTCTACTTCTTTGACTAACTTCTGGGTCAGTGAACCAAGAGAAGATTGCTTTTTTAAGTCTGCGAAAGACATTTAGATTACCTCGGATTAATTAGATTTGGCTTGTTTGTACTTTGTTATTTTATCAGTCCACCTCATTCATGTCAAGTTGTTTTTTCATCACCTCAACCATCTGAGACATTTGACTGAAAACTAGATTTACATCCATATTTTCAGGAAGTCCCATGATGGCAATAGATTTGCAAATGTCATCCTTCATCGCCTTTGCTTCGGGAGAATCAGATAAACTCAAACGTGCATAAAGAATTTTTTGTTTATGAATGAGTCTCTCCAAGAGTTCTATGTGATAAACTTTATCTTCATCATCCATATAGGCAAACTTCATGACATTAGCATAAACTTCTTCTTGAAGTTCACTAATCTCTGCCATTTCAGCTCTAACTATATCAGATTCAAAGAAACTCATTCACCACCCTCTTGTTCCACGACTTCAACTGAACCCTGTTCAGGTGCTGGACCATCTTGACTCTCTGCAATCTGTTGTAGTACATCAATTGCACCAATGAGTTTGAGACGAGTCTCTTCAGTGGTGACCAGTTGTGTCTTCAGATTTTCAAGAACCTCTTCATTACTAAGAGCCATGGATTACTACCTCCTTTAGAATTTTTTTGTAACGTGGTACATTAATATTTAGGAAAGGTGTGTATTTTTTTACCCTCCTACTGACGGTTTCCCACACAGGGTCTTTCAACTTTTTATCAAAATTTTTACCGTACCCAAATATTATATCACATATTACCATACTTTCCAAACTTATGTCACCACCCAAATACTTTCTTAATATTGGAGGGTGTCCTTTACTACAATCAAATACCTCATCAACCTTATTATCTGTAAACAAATCCTCTACCTCTTGCTTAAACACATATGATAATGACTGTACCTTCTTCTGCCAATCTAGATACCTACCTTCTCCTTCCTTTATCATCTCTCCTATCCATAATGATTCTGGATCAGCACAGGATGTAAAGTTAGCAACAAAAAATTCTTCTACTTCCTTATCACTCTTCTGTCTTGCAAACTTTTCAAACCAGAACCTATCTTTTCTCTTATAAAAGGCCTGATTGGTTGCTCTAACTTTACCATGATACTTCAAGTAATCATAGTTATCCTTGGTGAAGTGGTTCTTCATCGCAAGGTAGCACTTATAGGCATCTACTGGCATCATAAAAAAGTAATAGGGTCATTTTTTTGCCGGGAATTTTTTCCCCCTTTTATGGAATTAAAAAACCAATTTCGCCCGTGAAGTCCTCTTTAAAAAGTTTAACTCTTGTGCTTCGTATTTAATCTTTTCTTTCAGGGGTTTTGATATAAGTTTAGGAACTGACTCAAGATCTATAGCATTTAATTCGCAGAAGTAAACAATAGCATCAATGTAATTCATATCACTATGTACTTGTACAAGTCCCTCAATTTCTTGTGCAAATCTTGCAGGACAAAAGAACTTATCCTTCAGTGCCTTTTCTAATTCATTCTCCATTCTCGGCCCCAGTATTGTGACTAACAAATTCTTTTATGTACCGTACTAATAATTTAATATAATCCCCTTTGTTTCTTTTGTCAAATACTTTTACCTCTCCACCAGGAGTTACCATAATGGTGATTAATTTCTTAACAGGGATTTCAGTCAGTTCATAGTACGCAGATGCATAAAACATCTCCTGAACGAAATAGTTTTCCAACCACTTCTCAGGTTTAATTTTTTCTGATGTCTTAAAGTCTATCACCGCCAGTTCGCCTTCATACTCAGCGATACAGTCAACTCTACCTGCAAGACCAAGGTACTCAGAGTAAAGGGTTCTTTCTATAGCGTGTATGTTATTTATCTTATCCAGATATGGTGCCGCATGATGAAACATAAACTGAGTAGCAGGAAGGTAATCCTCCCAGACCAAATCTCTATTTTCCAAATATGCCTGAGCAGCTTCATGAAAGTCTGTACCACGGGCAGTTGCTCTCTTAGTAATTTTGTTTGCTTCCTCTATACCAATCCTCTGTCTCCACTTAATGAAAACCTCACGATTATAAAAGGAAGTTACTGAAGTAATAGAAGGAACCCACTGTCCACTAGGAAGTTCATACAACCTACATCCTGGAGTGTCTTTCTTCTTTAATTCAAGGTCACCTAAAAAATTACAATGGGTAAAACTCATAAACCAATTTCCAATTTGGCAAGGATGTATTCTTTAACTAGTCCTGAACGAACGATATCCTCAACACCAAATTCAATTACATCTAGGGACGACATGATACGAAGGATTTGCATGAAATCTATGATACCATTCCTCTCATTAGTCTTAATCAAATCTGATTGAGTAGCATCTCCGCAGAACATAATCTTAGATTGTGCTCCTACTCTTGTCATTATACTATCAAGTTCATGAAAATTCAAGTTCTGGAATTCATCAACGATAACAATTGTCTTATCAAAAGTCGTACCTCTTATGAATGAAGTACTCCAGAAGTCAATAGTATCCTGTGCTTTCAAGTTACCATACAACATTTCAAAGTCAGCTTCTGTAGGCATCTCAAACATATACTTTACCATATGTTTGTAAGGTATCTGATAGAGAGTAGACTTATCCTCATGGTCACCAGGAAGGAAACCAATCTCTCTGGTTGCTACAAGAGACCTGACAATGTAAATCTTTTCATAAGGTGTCTCTGGATTCAAGACATCACATAGTGCATTGTAAAGAGTAATAAAAGTCTTACCTGTACCTGCAACACCATACGCAACAAGATTCTGGTCCTTAGCATATGCATCGAACAGAGTCTTTTGATTATCTGTGAGGGGTGTAATCTCCCTCATCATATCAGCATTGATTGGTTTCTTCCTCTTCATCTGCTTGGCCGTCAATCCGACACCTATTGGTTGATCTGTTTTCTTTTTACGTGGCATACTTAGAAACTATAGTCGCGGTTTTTACGAACGTTAGCACCAGGTTGTTTAGATGCTCTGTCCAGTATTTCATTCCATCCACTAGAATTTGCTTCCCCTTTCCAACCTTCTATCTCTTGACAAGAAGCAACTCCTGCTTGCCAATCCTTATCCCACTCTGGATTATCTTTTCTCCATTGATCATACTCTTTCATTGTCATGGAAAGTTCTTTCTTTTCTTTAGTTTCTTTATGGATGATTGGATATGTTGGCATAATAAGATAATTGTGTATTTTTATTTAGACCCACTCAAGGGCTTCAGCGACTGCAGGAAACTGCTCTACAAAAATCGTCTTGCACTGCTTAACAATTTCTGTGTGCTCTTTTTGTGTTCCATGTGCAGACCTTAAATTTATATAGTGAACCCAAGAACGACATGAACCTGTCATGTATAATCTTGTAGGAGTAGCAAGAGGAAGTACAAACCTTGCACACTCTTTTGCTATACCAGCATCTAACATCTTCTTATACAACTTCATTCCAGCATCAAAATGTCTCTGCATTTCTATTTCATAATGCTGTCTCTCTTTGGGATCTAAATCATCAATACTATTCTGTCTATTCTTTGTGTCCTGACGACGTAGTTCTGGAATAGGAATAGTATCTGCTAACAAACTACTATCAGCATATCTCTGTGAGAACTCCTGATAAGTAAACGAACGGTGTCTTAATATCTGTGCAGCAAGACCTCTTGTGGTCTCAATCTCTAAGGTCATATGAGATTGTTCAAATACACTCCAGTGTCCGTGCTTGATACAATAACTTAATAGACCTGCAAACTTTTCATTGTCCTGATTTTTTGGGTTAGATACTCTGGCAATATATGCCATAGTCTTCTCCGCATCAGGAGTAATACTTACAAACTTAACTGTCATGGTCCTTCATACTCTTCATCGTAATCAAGTTCAGGTGCAGAGAACTCAGAACCAGTGTATGCACCTAGGTCAGAATAAACTTCCGACTCCAGTTCATCTACGATTTCCTTAAGAGCTCTAACTAAAACTTTTAGTTTTGCTTTGTTCATGCTATTCCCTTTCTCATTAATTATAATACAAAAAAAGAGGAGCGTCAAACACTCCTCTCTAAAACGTATATGTAAGTCAGTTACTTACCTTGCACACACAACTTTTTGTTCTGTATGCTTAATGCCTCTGTATGTGAGTTCAGAGACTTGCTTCTGACAAGTTTGCTTGTCATTGGTGTCATAAGTGACACCACGGTAGGTTACTTTTGCCATTGTGATACTCCTAAAGTAGTTGGATTTTTAGGCCCGTTCCTTTAGTCGTTTGCGTCCCAGCATCCTGCTTCAGTATTGATCTTAACGACCTCAATCAACTCGGCCTTCTGTTCTTGAGGAACATTTCTCGTAGTAAATCTCTCGATGAGAGATTCTGCATCAGAGCAAGAGAGAGTTGATGCTAGAAGGAAGGATATCATGGGATGAACGCTCCGTTCCGCGACTTACTTGCGACCCCGAAGGGTTGAACGATATGTGTGTATATTAACACACCCATATTATATAGTCAAGTAATTGTGTAGTTTTTGATACAATATTACTTAAAATACTTATTCAAAACATCAAGTTGGTCATCCCAACGAGCAATCTTATCAAGTTCTTCTTGCATTGCTTGTGTTATGTCTGGATGTTCTCCAATTCCTACAGGATTTTGTAGATAAACTTCTACATTTGCTTTATGCATTGCGATCTCACCTTGGGCATGGGCCTTAAGTGCCGCGATTAACTGTTCTCTCATGTATGCCTCTTGCGTGTCTATTATTTTCTACCATTTTATTATACCATATCATTTCTGTCAAGGAAACCTCTCTTCCTAGTCTTATTTTACAGGCAATCTCAGTAACTCTCAACCTAGAATCCTTGCTTAACATGTTCTATTGCCTTGGGTAAAAGATAATACTCTCGTCTTTGTATTGCTTTAGTTAATGTTTCTATATCATCACCAGGAAGAATAGGAACTTCTGATTGTAATATGACCTCGCCACCATCTAATTCTTCATTGACGTAATGAACACTCACACCAGTCATCTTATCACCACTCTCTAATGCCTGCTCAATAGCATGTAACCCCTTATACTTAGGAAGCATTGAGGGATGTAAATTTATAATCCTATTAGGAAATGCATTAATTAACTTAGGTGTCACTATTCTCATCCAACCTGCAAGAACAATAAGTTCTACCTTCCATGCTCTCATGATATCAATTATCACATCTTCTTGCTTACTACTAATCTGTGTATGTGGTATACCTAACTTCTCTGCCCTCTTTGCTGCTCCACACTTCTTTTTGTTGTGTATCATCACCACAACTTCATCTTCTCTACAGGTACGAACAATATTTTCAAAGTTTGTTCCGTTGCCAGAACACATAATACCAAGTTTCATTAGAGTGGCTTCCCATGCCTATCAAGGAGTTTTGCTTGATACAAATTAGATTTCTGTTTCTTTTTAATCCTTTTATATTTTTTTATAATTTTATCAACCTCGGAATTAGGTATATTAACTTTCAACTTCTCATCCTTGTCCTGCACAAATCCCAAACCAGTTTTCTCAGACTCTTCTTGAGTCTCTAAGTATTCATTTATTCCCTCCTGAATCTCATCACGAATGATGGCATTCACTTGGTCTCTAAGTTCATCACTCATTTTCTTCTCTTCTTTTTCTCAGGTGCTTTGTAACCCCACATCAGAGGATTTATTGTTCCCTTCCCCCAATCAATTCTCTGAACAGATTCTTTACCAAACTTATCATAATAAAGGTCAAAGATATTAACTCTTGGACCGCGACAAAGATCCTGATGAAGTTTATCTTCTGTCTTATAAGATACTATCACAACATCAGTTGGCCAAGTCTTAGAATCTATTTGCTCTTTAGTAGCATCCTCCACTAATAAATGACATCCATAAGTTTCAATAAGTTTCTTTTCTTCAGAGGACCAAGCAGATTTCTTTGGTTTCTCTGCTACCTTTGTTTCCTCTTTAACTTCTGCGCTCTCAGTACTCATCCGCGATTAACCCCCCATACAATATCTGGAAATGCTTGCTTCACCACATCAAAGGTGACCTTAGGATATACTTCTTCTAATTCCTTATCCTTTACTAGACAAATAATCTCTGCTTCCTTTGGATGAAGTCCTTCAAGTAACTGAATGAACATAGACTCCCTACGCAGACTACTAAGAGTATCATTACCACCTTTAATAAAATGATACAGCTGCTTCCACTCTCTACGTAATGAGGTATGGTCTGTCCCTACTGGTACTTCATTCTCTTTATAAGGAACCTGCCCATCAGGAATTGCCGACTGAACTCTATCATCAAAATTCCAAATAAGAATAGCAGTTAATGAGTCATCCCTATACTCTTGAAGAATCTCAACTCTCTTTGCCTTAGTCCTTTGCTCACTCACAAGTTCAAGGATCTCATGGATGAAAGGATTGGGTGGAAGTTTTACTCTCCTGACGGTAGGTTTTCTACTCGCTGTCTTCTTCGTCGTCGGTGTCATGTTCAGTTTCAATTCGTAGTGCTAAAATTTCATCGGGGATGAGTTGACCATTCTCATCAAACATTTCTGGGTGAACAGTATATGGAACTGGTCGATTAAGGAACTGTCCTACTACATTGTTTACAATCCATCCTGTAAAGAATCCTATCACAAAGGTGGCAAGTATTGCAAATCCACTAAAGAAAACGATATAAGGTGTTACTTCTTGTAGCATGATGTTCCTCCCAGAGATTATTTTTTTTGGATGTCCAGGTAAAAAGTAATCTCTCGGTTAAAGAAAGAAAACTGTACCTGCAATGTCTTAGGCTTTGGTTCTTCCTTCCTCCTATTTCTCAATAGTAACTCAACACCTTTATTGATTTCAGTGTTGTCTTTATTTAGATTGTCTTTTCCTTCCTCTTCTTTTGTCATTACTATACTGTATGGCATCTTCAAGAATGCAAGCAAAATAACTTCTTATCTTTCTTGCTTGAGGTTTAGGAATATGGTGATATGCCTCCCTCAGTTGTTTGTGATTACTATCGGCACCTCCTTCAATGTACTCACCAAGTTCAACAATAAGAGAACCTACTTCATGAGCAGTAGAACTTTTAAGAAATTGATCTGCTTCTAGTTTAGTAACTCCTCTTACTTTAAAATATTCATATAATCTTATCACAAACTTACCCTCAAAGGCAAGTTCTATTGCTTTCTCGATATCGTAATAAACTTCTTCGAAATTTTGTGACATTAAACTAGTTGCTTTTCCTGTAAGTATTTGACAGTATCAGTACAACCACCAAGGTTATCTCCATTCAGGACTACTTGAGGGAAAGTAGATCCTTCTCCAAACTGTCCATAAAAACTTTTCTTATCAAAGTCTTTTCCTAATTTATACGTCACATAATTTAGACCAGCCAATTTAAGTACCTCTTGTACCTTGGAACAATAGGGGCAACCATCCTTAGAATAGACTGTAAAATTATTCATTGAACTAAATTTTCTAGGGTTTGCTTGTAGTCTTTGTTGAATAAATCCATTCCATTAGCAGTTAAAACGTGCTCATACATCCCATCAAATACCTTGGTTGGCATTGTAACAACATCAGCACCATATCTAAAACACTTTGCAGCACTGCTCACATCCCTCAGAGATGCCGCTAGAACCTCTGTCCGTACCATTTGTTCTCTATACAGTGTTGCGATGCCCTTAACGAGTCCTACACCGTCAAATGAAATGTCATCCAAACGACCTACGAAAGGAGAAACATATGCTGCACCTGCCTTTGCCGCAAGAATTGCCTGTGCCTGAGAGAATATTAAGGTGACGTTTACTCTAATCCCTTCAGTAGAAAGAACTGCACATGCCTTCAGACCTTCTTTGGTACAAGGAACCTTAATGGTTGCACACTTACCAAACTTCTTATGCAATCTCTTCCCTTCTGAAATCATATTAACATCACTACCAATGACTTCCATACTAATATCATTCAGACCAATATCTTTGATCTCCTGATACACATCTTCATGTTTACGACCACTCTTTCTAATCAAAGTAGGATTTGTTGTGATGCCATCAATCAAACCACTACTCCAGCGGTCTTTAATTTCTGCGACATCAGCAGTGTCTAAAAAGATTTTCATTTAGTTTACTTCTTATGTGATGATTTATATTTAAGAGGCCACGTCAAGTGCATCCCCGTGATAAGTGTTGTTATAAAAACAAACACAAATAAAATATCCATTATTCCTGGGGTTGAGACGATACTACAGGGTTCTTGGTCTTATTAGTTAGACTAATAAATTTATCTGCTGCAAAAGTACCACCAACATTAACAGAAATCTCATCTCCATCATCCCATACAGGATCACCATTCTTCTTACGCATGTCTAGAGCCTTCTCTAGATCATCAATTATCTGTTGTGTTATTTTCATGTTGTTCTTTCCAATGTTTAATTAGCAGTTCAAGTTCTTTAATCCTATCCTCTGCTGATTTAATCTTCTCTTCAAGATACTTCACTATCTACCCTCCCGTGAACGATTTCTAATAGTAATGTGTCTACCTTCCACAGCAAATTCAAGTTTATCTCTATGGTCCCAACCTAATTTCTCATACAAACTATCAAGTTTCTGCATGTCTGTCCAGACATCAGTAGGAGTGGGTTCACCCCAAAAAGGATTGTCTTCCATTAAATAAATTGCTCTAGTTGCTGTAGTATATATTGGTATGCCTCCACTATATCACCTTCATCTTTACGAAACAAGTCTTTATCAAACCGTTCATTAGTGTCTTTCTTCCAAAGCCGCATCCCATCAGGTGATAATTCATCAGCAAGGAGTAAATTTTGTCCAGAATCATAACCAAACTCCAATTTAAAATCAACAAGTGTAAGACCAATTTGATCAAAAATATTCTTTAGTATAGCATTAACTTCCCTTGCCAGATACTCTAGTTCTTTTAATGGATAGTCCCCCATTAAATTAATACGATCCACTGTTAGTAAAGGATCATCCTTCTCATCATCTTTCAAATACCACTCAACCAAAGGCCAGTTAATGATGTGACCTTCTTCTAATGTTGTCTGTCTGACTATAGAACCAGCAGCAACATTCCTGACAACAACTTCTATTGGTATGATGTCAACCTTCTTACATGCCATTGCTCTATAAGTAGGCATACTAACATAGTGAGTTTTGATTCCTGCCTCCTCAATCTTTTTAAAAAGAAGTTCAGAAATCTTACAACAAACCTCACCTTTATTCTCATAGTGTGCTTCTTTCTTACCATTACCAGCAGTAACCTTATCTTCGTATTGAATAAGTACCTTATCAGGTTCATCAAGTGCAAAGATAGTCTTTACTTTTCCTTGAACAAATGTAAAATCTTCTGGTAATGTCATTGATAATAAGCAGGTTTATAATGTGGTCTATAATCTGGTTCGTCTTCTGTTACTGGATGCTTATACTGTTCAGTATCAAAGTAAGATATGTAATTGAACTTACCTTCTCTCTCATCCAATACTTCATGAATAAGAATCTTTAATTCCATTACATCTACAGAAGTAAGACCTCTTCTTGGTTTCTTGACAGCAGGTTTGTATTCTTGCTTACCCGTTGGTTTATAATTCGGGTCAGTAGGTCCACTCATCCCCTGAGTATCAATCTTGCTACTACTCATGGCTTTCTAAGTATTGTATCATGGATTTAAGGGTATGTATATCTTCATCAAGTAATCCCATAGTAGTATTACAGTTACAACACACAAGTCCCCTGACCTTATTGGTATCATGGTCATGATCTACATGAAAGTTCTTCCACTTACCACCCGGTGTATCAGTCCCACATATAGCACAACACCCATTCTGTTCTTCAAATAACTGATTATATTCTTCCAAACCTATACCATAATGCCTTTGGAGGGCTTGATCTTTTCTCTTTGGGCGGTGTCTATGATTATATTCAACTGTTCTTTTGATGCAACAATCCTTACACTCATAAGAATATGATGATGCAAGTGTGGGATCCTTGCGTGACAGATAATAGTCACCAATTAAATTCTTATCTTTCTTACATACCCTACAAGTTCTAGTCTCTAACAGTAGGTGTGCCGTAGTTAGTTGGTCGTCTAGTTCCATTTCCCTCAGGGACTCATGCAATTTTATTTATTATTCTTGTGTAACCCTAACTATCCTTTCATTTAATCTTTTCCGTATCAACTTACCATAATCTTCATGCAATTCACACCCTATGTAATCCCTACCCAACTCTTTTGCTATCATTGCAGTTGTTCCTGAACCCATAAAAGGATCCAATACTATATCACCTTCCTCACTACCTGCCTTGATACATGGTTCAATCAGGTCAGGTGGGAATACTGCAAAATGCGATCCCTTATATGGTTTGTTAGTTACTGACCAGACAGATCGTTTATTCTTTGTTGGATATGATTTCTCAAGACCTGAATGTGGTTGTAGTCCTGTTCCTTCGTTGTGGTACTTTCCTTTACTCCGGTCTCTTGTACCCCAGTCTTTTGCTGGTTCTTTAATTGCTTCATTGTTATAAAAATACCTCTTACTCTTACTTAATAAGAAGATATATTCATGTGACTTAGTACACCTATCCCTAACCGACTCTGGCATAGGATTAGGTTTGTGCCATATAATATCCTGTCTAAGATACCATCCGTCAGCACGTAATGCAAATGCTAACATCCACGGTATACCTATGAGGTCTTTTTCTTTGAGTCCTTCGAGTCTATTTCCTCTACGAGGACACACATCTGGTAAGTCTTGTTTAGTATTTGAGACTGTTTGTTTAACCAATCCTTGTCCCCTTCCTGGCCTGTAATTATAGTAACTATCCCCAATATTAACCCAACAAGTTCCATCATCTGTGAGCACATTGCGAACCTCTCTAAACACTTCTACTAAGTTTTTAATATATTCTTCTGGTGTTTGCTCCTGACCTATCTGATCTTCTTCTCCACCATAATCTCTAAGACCATAATACGGAGGAGATGTTACACACATCCTAGGTTTCTCATCAAATTGTTTAAGTGTCTCACGACAATCACCAAAGAGAATTAAATCTCTCATAAAAAAAGGAGGGTATACCCCTCCTAGTATAACAGATTATTAAATTTTTATCAACCTATAGCAGGAGCGACAAGTGCTACCTCAGTAGTCTCAGCAGATGCTAAGTCCAGAGGAAAATTGTGGGCGTTACGCTCGTGCATAACTTCCATACCTAGGTTGGCACGGTTCAGTACGTCTGCCCAAGTGGGTACAACTCTACCATTAGCATCTAAGATACTCTGGTTGAAGTTAAATCCATTGAGGTTGAATGCCATTGTACTGACACCCATAGAAGTAAACCAAACACACACAACAGGGAAAACAGCAAGGAAGAAGTGAAGCGACCTGGAGTTATTAAACGAGGCATACTGGAAGATAAGCCTGCCAAAATAACCATGAGCAGCAACAATATTGTAGGTTTCTTCTTCTTGTCCGAATTTGTATCCATAGTTCTGTGATTCTAGGTCAGTTGTCTCACGGATGAGCGAACTGGTGACCAAGGAACCATGCATAGCAGAGAAGAGAGAACCTCCAAACATCCCCGCAACTCCCAACATATGGAAAGGATGCATAAGGATATTATGTTCCGCCTGAAAGACAAACATAAAGTTGAACGTTCCCGATATCCCCAGCGGCATACCGTCAGAGAAACTTCCTTGTCCGAACGGATAAATGAGGAAGATTGCAAAGGCAGCTGAGACGGGTGCAGAGTAAGCAACACAGATCCAAGGCCTCATTCCTAAACGATAAGATAATTCC